AATATTTTTCTTTTTTCTGTAGATGTACTCCTGATATTTACTAAATACCAGTTGACTGAGCTTATTGTAGCTGTTGCAGTCCTTACATTTTACCCAATGGTGCACGGTGCCTGCTCTGGTTACTACTTTTTTGTTATATTGGTAGTTAGTTCCTCCACATTCTACACATTCATACCTATCACCTCCATGCTGTACTGCATAATTGTGCTGAGGTAATGTATATGCCTGGATCTTATTAAATACCTTCTCAAGAACCTGCACATCCATCTTGCAATATGCCACCATCTTATCCAGGGCATCCTGATCCTTTCTAAATACAATATCTTTCCAGAGATCTAGGCCTCCTGTTTCCATCTTAGCCCCTACCTGCAGGAATTTAGCAATGTAGTCGAGCTTATTGCTATTGAAATTAAAGTACTTTTTAGCCAATTTAAGAGTATCAATGGTTTTCGGATTTGGCATAACATCAATGCCGTGAATTAAGGCTCTTGTACGTATCCATTTGAGGTCAAATCTATCACCATTATGTGCTACTATCTCATCAGCCTGTGCTAGTAATTTGGTAAATTCCTTCAGCATGGCCTTATCACTCTGGTTCTTTGACCAGGTTAGGCTGTGAATCTCCTCCTCACCTTCCCACTTATAACAGATACAAATGATGGCCCTCTCATGGATAATATCCTGAGGATTTATATTTATATTGTACCCAGTTCTCCAGAATACCCCAACATTGAAAGACGTCTCAATGTCGTAAAAAAGTCGTTTTCTTATCATATTTTTCTCCATAGGGCCAGCCTATCTAGTAGGCCTCCCTGCAATAGGTATGGTATGATTAATCCCAGGATCAAACCCACAACAAAAGGCCACCATCTGGTGCGGTACTTTACCTCCTTAATTGCTGCGGCTGCTTTTGCCTGCTCTCTTATCACCTTTACCTCTGTATCACCTTTGATTTTCAATGTCTTTACCCTCTCACGATACTCTATCCTGGTCTGCCATCTGGTTTTAGGGATTTCTAGTACTTTGGTGTGTATTACCGTATCGCGATATGCGATAATTTTCTCCCATACGATGGTATCATTAACAATAACAGGGAAGCTGTCCACCTTCAGCACTTGGATAGTATCACTACCCTGCTCAATTTTAAGGCCGTTCTCAATTGCTTTTCTTAAATGGTATTGTACTTTCAGCTCTTTTGAACAGGAATATGCCGTAATGACAATAATAAATATAAATAATAACCTCATAGCTCTAGTAATGTATAAGAGAAGCAATTGCCATGTATCTTAGCTGCCTTTTTACAAATAAACATGAAGGTCTCGAAATCTTTTACCCTCTTGAATACCTGACATCCTTCGCTCCAGTTCTCTACCCATGTGCTGTCAGTACCTGCCTTGTGGATGTTTATGCCAAAGATACCCCTGTCGGTTTTCACCTCATCGAATTTTAGATCCTTGTTGCCATCCCTCCATACAGTAACCTCTCCTAGCCTCTGGCATAGTGCATCATATTTGCCCTGGTGTTTGTCTATTTTCCACGTTGCTCTGTATTGACCAGGTACTAATCTAGCTACCCCTTTTGCATTATGAAACTGCTGTACACCTTTTTTCCCTGGATCGGTAGTTGCATTCCAACAAAAGAAATTCCAGTTACCTAAGCTATCTTTATAAGTAATGGTAATATGATCATCGAAAACATTCGTAACCTTATCAGCTATGGAAGGGGCATTGTTGCGTATGCCTACAATGTTAACATCATAACCTTTATTTGCGGTATCTTCAAACCACTTATAACCTTTCTCCTTTACGGCTCGCTCGATTTGTTGTCTGGTGTACATATTTCGTCTGTATTATTCTTAATCTCCTTTACTCTATTGAATAGCCTCTTAGCACTATCCCATAAATCTAGCCCTCTGACTGCCTTGTAATTTTCATTAATACTGATTACCTCAATTGATACCAGGATCAATGCCACTATCTTAGTGAGGAGTAAATCTATAGAAAAAAACTTTATAATGATGCCATTAAGTATGAAATAGTCAATGAGATAGAATAGAATAACAGTTATCTCATATAGTGCTAACTTACTCGCAATGGCTGATAAGGCTCGGCTGCTGAATGGTATGTTATTTTTTTTGCTTTTCCAGATACCTGTAATGGTATCCAGGATAATTGCAAATCCTATTAAGAATAAAAGCCCCCATATAGGCATGAAAAATGTCATAATAGTACCTATTAGTGCTGCCCAATGGAGCTGGATTGATTGTAATAATATGCTGAGCTGTGCCCTCACAGGATCAATATGCTGTTATTGTATCCGTTTTCACGGAAGTTACCACATAACCCTGTGCAGGTTGTGGTCCATTCGTTAATGCAAGAGCAATTATTGAACATTGGCCTAAGATCGGTATCAGTATTGGCAGCCGATGTAAAGATAGGGAATAGTGCCTTGTTAGCTAGTAGCCATCTGATCAATCTCTGCTCAAAAAAACTAGCCTTTTGTGCATAATGCTCCATGCCGAAGGCTACCTCACTACGGGATACACTAGCTGAGTAATCACCATTTTGCGTTTGCAGGCCTTTATTCTTGAGCTGATACGTCAAACCGAAAACAGCATCCTCTGCTGATCTCCATGCAATGACAGGCTGAATAAATTCTACTAGATCAATCTCATCATTGGTTAAGGTTTGTGCATTGTAGGCCGCTAGTAGATGGTTATAAAATACAGTTCCCAGGATAGGCTGTATCCTTAATGCCGATTGAGTAGCTATGTATGGTGTTACATCTGTTACATCCACGTTAGCAGTTATCGGGGTATTGGTCTTTAAATAATTCTCGGTGATAAAATATAACATTATGCAATGGGTTGTTGTGATGCTGCCGCACCTTGTGTTACATCTCCTCCCTCTATTGGCGGTAAGGATGCCAGAGCTCGTATCTCGTTAATTGTCATGGTCTCAAGAACCTTAGTAGCTACCAATGGGCTAAGGCTATTGAGTGCATCATTGGTCTTACTCGTATCCTCCTCAAGTTCTACAATTGTCTCGTTAATTATTTGGAAGTTGTTAATTGTAAATTCAGCAGGTATCCTAGCAATAGAAATAAGCTCATTAAAGATTGTGGTAATCTGGTTGCGGAGCTCCATTACCACATTTTTCTCGAATATAATATAAGCCTGCTTAATATCGGAACCATTACCCAGGGCTCCTGCTGTACGAATACCCATCAGGATAGGGTCAATCGTATGAGCAAAACAAATCTGTTCCGTATTTAATTGAGATGCCTCTAGGAATAGCTTATCATTGTTGTTATTTGGAAGGGCCTCAATCTTAGGGAGCTGGTCCTGTGAATTGGCAAAGAATGC